TAGATAACCACAGATAGCGCCAGAAGGATTCCCCACTCCCGACGCGACTCTTTTTGTTTGCGGTAGTACTCGTCATTTAGCTCCCGATGGTCTCGGCGTAGCCGGGTAATCAGAGCCTTTACTTCAACTACTGCCGACCTACCGAATTCCTGCTCGACTTCTTTGTACATGTTCTCTTCGGCATCCCGAAGGTTTCGGATGATCCGATACTCATCCTTGGCTTCCATCCAGATCAAATCGCCTCGGCGCTGGATCTGTTGCTGCTTTTTCTTCCAGGCAACCCTGGCTTTTGCTTCTTCGTCCAGGAAGGCATTGACCTCCTTGGCGGTATCTTTGATTTCCCGCCCGACCTCCAGCCCTTTTTTAATCCCCGATAGCGCGGCTTTAGCGCTACTTATTGCATCCAAATCTGCCATCTTTCGGTCCCCCTAATCTGTCCCAAAATAGCAGATAAAACCGTAAAATCAAGGCCCTACGCCGTGAACCGGGCCATCTCTTTACCCGTGTGTTCTTCAACAAATTTTTTAATTTCACCCTTTTCGTTTGAGTACAGCGGATCAATTAAAGCATCAGGTGGAATTATGTCTTCATCAATAGTACGTAACGCATGTATGCAAACACACACTGTATTATCTTCAAGCGCAACTATCTTATGATGTTTGTTTTTCTCTACGAATATGTACCCAGGAGCCTTAAACTCTTTAGAGGCAATTGTGCGTCCATATGTACTATCTAAAACTTCATATCGAACTGAGCCAGTACTTACAAGTGTTGCATGGTCGTAAGTATGTGTATGCCCAATCTCCATGTCGCCTTTATGCACAAAGTGCATTAACCGAGAGTACACATTACTGATAGCAACAATTTGAGTCTCAGGTCGTCTCATTTCTGTCTTTCACTATAACTACTGTGTCCGTATCACCAAACCACAACATCCGCCCATAACAAGCAATGTTCCAATCAGGTCCAGATACTTCGCTCCAGGATGGCACTTCAATCCGCACATGCCTAGCCAAAAACTCTTGGTCGTTCTCAAAGACCCGCCAGACATGCTCTTCTGTACCCCGTCCTGGTTGCCCACGAGATTTATTGAACCTGATGAGGTATTTGTTCACTCAGGCTTAATAGGCCAGTTGATATTTTCTGGAAAGCCTACCTGAAGTCGAATTTCACGAAGTGCCTTACGGTATGCAATCCAAGCGGACTTTTGCGCATTTGTCATTGGCACGTCAGGAAGCATAGACCAGTCAGATTCAGCAAGAAACTTTTTAGCCTGTTCCCATGCAATATCTGCTTTACTAGCCTGTGCAGGTGCAGGTGGCGCTTCACCAACTACTACCCAACCCATATCAGCATAGTCAGAACCAAGCCAAGACAAATCACCGATCCGGTCAGTAATGCCGGACATGCCAAAGATCGGACCCCAGTTCTCAGGCAGTTTTTGCGGATCGTTTAACGCTGCGCCGGTTTTTAGGTTTTTCAATTGCCATAACATTTTCAGTACTCCTAATTTTAGATTTAATCATTCCGGGCTGTTGTTCCGGAGGTGGTAATACAGCACCTCGATTAGCATGCGGTGTAATTTCATCAGCAAAAGGAGGCCAACCATTTCCGGATACGTTCCATGGTGCATCTAGTTGCCACTCACGCCAGCTTGCAAAATCGTTTCTTGGCTTAATTGCAATGTGACAGCCGATACCAGCAGCGAGTTGATTAATAAGCTCAACCACTTCTACTGGTTGCATAGTGGCCCACATAAAATTATTATTGCCACGCATCATAAGTTCAGTAGTTCCGCCAAACGCTGTCCCAACAGTTACAGAACGCGCACGATTTAATTCATTTTCTCGGTTTCGTGCTTGAAACTCTGCATCAATTTCTTGGATTCGTTTTTGAAACTGTTTTTTCATTACTGAGGATTCCATGAAATATTAATTTGTCCACCACTAGCCACAGATATTGGATAAGAAGCACCAGGCGTTACAGAAACTGCATTAAAAGTCGTTGGCGATCCGGCTGAGCCTGGGTTCCCAGGATTGCCAGCATTCCCAGGATTCCCACGACCCCCTCCTGCGCCTCCGCCACCAGTCCGTCGTTGTGTTGGATATGGGCTAGGGCCAAATGGGGGGTTTCTTCCGCCACCGCCGCCACCGCCTCCGGCACCTAAAGTACCTGAAGGATTTCCAGGATTGCCAGGGCCTCCGGTTGGGCTAATAACTCCGCCAACTCCTCCACCGCAGTTTCCCCCCATTAATCCGCAACCAGGGTTTACTGTTCCTGCACCACCACCGCCCTGCCCAGGAGGTCCAGGCAAACCAGGTGCGCCACCAGGAACTCCGCCAGCGTCTGTATTTGCGGCGTTATATGACGCAGGAGCAAAAATTGCGTTAGTACAAAAGTTATAAACGCTTTCTGCATTACCTCCTCCGCTTCCGTCGCCACCTTTAGGACCCCCGGTCCCCCCACTCCCGCCGTTGCCCCCCGCTCCACCAGGAAAAGTTTGGCCCAGCCCAGTTGACGCAGTCCCAGGATTTCCGGCGGTGCCAGGATTTCCGGGAGCGCCATTGCCACCAGGGCCGAACGCACTACCACCAGCCCCTCCAGAAGTGCCTGACGGTCCACCACCGCAAACTGTCGGAGCTCCACAGATATATCTACTAATTGTAGGGCCGCCACTGGTACCACCCCCGCCACTACCACGAGCGCCAGGGTTGCCGGTGCCACCAGCATTCCCTGCTCCACCAACACCAGTAGCGCTTACCGATGTAACGCCTACTGGAACAGTAAAAGTTCCCGGAGAATTAAAAGTTTGGGAGCCGCCCGGAACCGGAACTTTGCCTCCAAACAACGCTACTTTTGGGGTACCTGCTGGCATTTTATTTACCTCTCGTTTTTGCTGAATGCCCTAAATTAGGACGTTTGTCCCATTTATAGTTGGCATTAGGGCCATTTTTATTAACGTAATGCAACATAAACTGTACGTTAACGTCTGTTTCTTCCATTTTGTCACGCCAGTGCGTCACTTCACAACCTTTGTAGACAACAGCATCGCCAACGCCCATCTCAATTTTAATAGGATCTTTGCCGGGGACTTTCATCCAGATAGGCCAAGGTTTCCCAACGGTAGCTACATGGACTGTTGCGGAAATTTCACAAGAAGGTCTATCAATATGTGGCGTAAGCTCATCACCCTTTAAATAAACCCTAGAAAAAGAATACGTTGGGTACAGCTCAAACCCGGTAACTTCTTCCATAGATTCTACTGATTGTTGCAACAAGCATTCAATTAACGGGTCCGCATAACAAGACAGTGCGCTCGGCTCTTCTTCCATAGTTGAACCAACAGGGCGCTTATCCCATTGAAAAAGGCGAAACTTATTTTCCATATACTGTGATATGGTTTTTATTGTTGTTGGGTCTATGAAATTTTTTAAAACAACACAGCTATTGGTTTGAAATTCAGTCATAGTAAAACCATCCGGTAACAATATATTTTGATCGATCACCAAAAACAGCGTTGCCTCTATGAGTATGCGTGTACGATGCAGGCCATAAAAGCATTCGGTTTTCAGTTGGGTTGTACCGTTCCTTCTGATACAAAAATTCAGTTTCACCCGCTTCTTTCGGGTCTAACGTATTTAAATACAGCATATACACCAAAACTCTGTTAGCGTGTTCTCCGTTACCTTGTTCGCTGTGCCAAAGGTGATATCCACCACCAGGCGCAGTTCGTTGCATCTTCATGTGTGTTGCACGTATTTTCCCATCGGTTAACGATGAATAGACTGATATGTAATCGTCATAGCATTGCTGCAACCCATCAAAAAACATGTTTACTGGATTGCAGTTTTGAAATTGCTCAACATTGTGCCCCCTTAAAGACATCCCAATTTGATGGTCGTTTTTGATATGTCTTTTTGCACCTTCAGACTGAACCCTGTTAGCCCCAACCCCTGCTAACTCCATTTGATCAAATTGAGAAATTAAATGTTGGCAATATCCTTCAGGATATACGTTGTCATAAACACCAATAAATCCGTTGTACTTTGAATTCATTTAAACGCTGGCCCTGATACCCATGCTACTAACGACTGACGATTGCCTTGTGTTACCGGCGTTACTTGATGTAAAACATACGACGGAAAAGCAGCAATTAAGCCGCGTTGCTTTCTTACATTTTGAACTTCTCCGCCAACCATAATTTGCAAATTTCCACCTTCGTATGCTGCCGGGTCGGTTAACTGCAAAACAAGCGAAAGTTTGCGGCTTGCGGTTCTATTGCCACCATAATCTACATGCCATCCGTACATCCCGTGGTCAGACTGATCGTAGTTTGTAAGCTGCAATGATTCTCCAAAACCCGTTAGGTCAAACCGATAGAATTGAGAGTTCAATGACGATGCTACATGAGCTAACTTTTCAAATATCCATCGCGTATCCTGGGCATTATTAATCCACGATACCTTAGATCTACGAATTTTTGCCAAATCTTCGCCCTGTGGATTTCCACCAACTTGCGCTTGATCATTCGCATCCACAGCCTTTTGTTGAAGCCAATTTAGCTCTTGCTCAGTAAAGGCACCTTCCCACCAACAAAACGGCTCTATTGGTTCAGCATACGGTGTTAGTATGTACTGCACAAACGCTCCTTGTGGGAAACAATAAAATGTATACATCGAGTTAGCGTTTCTGATGACCCGCCAACAAGTTGATGCTGCATCCAAGAATTGCTAAACAACACAGAGCCTGGAATCATGCTGTTAAAATGAATACTGTTGGTTGCGTTACTTATCTCTGACCCCTGCACAAAGTCCAGCTCAACCATACCTTTATTCATTCTGGTGTCATGGTAAACAGGGTATGCGCCGCCTTCGGGAGTTTCTAAAAAGAACCAACCACATATTTGGCTATTCTTGTGGACATGGACATTTGTCCCAGCGCCTTTGCTAGTTTCTTGCGCCCAAAACCCTGAAAGATAAAAGTCATACTTATCAACGTTATAACCCTGCTCACGCAGAATATCTACAGACGACAACAAAATGTAATCTGCCACTTCCCGTAATGCTGGATCATGCGCAAGGTGCGCTGATTGAGTCATCGACATACCGTCTTGACGAACCTGATCTAGAGCCTGTATGCACCGGGGCAATACTTTTTCTACTAGATCAGGCCGCTCGTCTCGATAAACGATAGCCGGAAAGTAAGCATAGCCTTCCATTAGCTGTTGATGTAGTTCACCAGAGTTGTGGCGTAAGCCGTAATATCTGCTGCCGTTACTTCACGAGCATCAACCGGTTGGTTACGGCGGTTCTCAATCAGGGTTTCTTTAGCTAGACGAACTGCCTCTAACTTTGCCTGCTTTGCCTGCATAGCCGTCTGATTAGCGTTACGAGCATTTTCAACAGCCAATTGAATATCGACCTGAGCTTGCTGTTCTGCGGTTAAAGCCATTTTAATTCTCCTAAAGGGTTAATATTAAGCTTTTACGTCTTTCATTACAATGTTGCCATACCAGGTCGATCCACCGTTAGGGGTGAAGAACGCCCAAATATCTGTTGCGTTTGCGGTTGTAGTGCGAGACAAAGATGCTGCGCCACCTGGGAAGTTAAATGATCCACCCGACCAAGCCACTGTTCGCCCTGCCGTTCCATCGTTGGTCAGAATCAGTGTAAACGAAGATGCCCCGGTAGCGATTGGGTTCTGAAGTGTGAATGTGCAGTTACCAGTCAGCGTGGCGGTAAATACGTTACCAGCCTGCATATTAATGTTTGTTGCAGTGCCAGTGTTGCCAAGAGCTACAACGGTGTCGGCGTACGCTACAGGCTGAGTGAAGCCTGCCGAAGTAATTGTCAACCGCTTTGTATCGTTTGTTTCAAACTGCATGTTGATTGCCGATGCTGTGGCAATCCTAATAACATCTGTGTTGTCATACTTAAAAATAGCGCTTCTAGCAGTTCCACCAGAATTTTTACCGGTTACTTGCCATGAAGCTTCACCACTTGTAGCAGTAGATTCAACAAGCCCAGCAACAGATCCGGTTGAAACTGCTACATGGAGTTTTTGACTTGGTGTAGTAGTCCCAATACCAAAATTACCAGCTTGCAAAAGCGTTGCGCCAGAGGTTGAAGTTTGATCACCATATAAATTAAGGTTTGTAGAACCTGCAAACCAAGAACTTGCACGAACCACACCAACTACGTCTAATTTAACGCCGGGGCTTGCGGTTCCAATCCCCACTTCCCCCGTTGCATCCACCACAAACCGTTGTGTTCCATCCGTAGAAATTGAAACTTCGTTTGCCGCAGAGAAGTAAATACCTGTATTGGTATCACCTACATTAGTAATCGACGGAAGCGAGGCTGAGCCATCTCCAACAATAATGTTTCCGCTAGTCTCAATGTCGCCAGTAGTATCGGCAATCGTAACTGCGGAGTTCTGAACCAGCTTGCCAGATGTGCCATCAAACCGCACCACGGCGTTGTCGGTCGCACTTGCTGGGCCAGCTACATCACCCTGCTCGATGTCGATGTAATCCGAACCATTCCAAGCTAAAGTATTAGCCTCACCAGGCTTTAATAGGTGTCCGCTTGTCGCAGCGCCCTTAAATGTGACATTGGAGTCAGACTGGTTAATGACGATATACTCTTTGGATTGACTAGGAGCAATGACGTTACGAGCCGTTCCGGGTGTTCCAGTGACCCGGATAATTGCGCATCGGGCTTCGTTAGCTGCGCCGGAGCCAGTTGTTGTTAAGGTTACGTCGCCGGATGTAACATTGACCGTAGCAGTACCGGCAATCGAATCTTCAACCAGCTCAGTAATGCTGTCGTTGACGACCTGACCCCAGGTACCGGCAAGTTCTCCGGTGGTTGGTAGGGCAAAGCCCAGTAAGTTCGTGTAATTGGTTGCCATAATTTTTCCTTAAGCTGCTACGTCAATTTCCTCCCAGTTTGGTACCTGGGCGTCGTTAATCTGTGTCCATCCCGATATAAATACGGCTCCAACAGAGCCAGCTCCTGCTACCCCAGTAACAAGTACTGAGTCATCTATGTCAAGTTCAATCTGACCAATTGCACCGGTTCCTACTACGCCTGTAAATACTGGAACAGGCACTGCATTAACATCACTAACTGCGCCGGTCGCTTCAACCCCGGTCAATACAACCGTTTCATCGTATTGTGGCGTAACCGTACCTACCGCGCCAGTACCAGCAACACCTACAATAGCTGGCTGAACAGGGGTGACTACAGTACCAACAGCGCCTGTACCTTCAACTCCAGACGGCGTTGCTGTTGGCGTTGCTATTGCGTTTCCAACTTCGCCATAACCAACTGTACTGACAATCCCGTCTTTAGTAACTTGGACATCTACGTCACCAGCAGCACCTGTACCTTCGACACCAACGGGGG